GTCTAAATGTTTCGAAAATTTGCATGGTACCTTCTTTAGTTAAATCGGATGGTAGGTGTATATCTTTGTACCCGTTAGAAAATAAAGGAGCTACAGATATATCTCTACGTGTATACTGTTTGTTGTCAAACGTACCGCCTTTAATTGTAGTTTGGTAATACAACATAGTTACATCTTCCGCTTTAATCTTGTCAATAGGAACCATATAATACGATTTTCCACCGTACTCTAGTTTAGGATAAGTTTTAACAGGTCTACCAAGAACAGGCATAACAGGTATGATTCTGTCAACCCTCTTATAACCTATTATATCATAATCTGCTAATCTTAAGTATGTTTTGTCCTTACTGTCGAATAGCTGTTTAAGTTTGTCTTGGATATCGAAGTCAGCCGTATTTAATCCCTTATCCTCTGGTGCTTCTGTGTACATAAGAGGCTTGTCACCTTTAACTAGTGTTTGAGCTGCTGTTTGGAACCAGTTCCCAGAACCTGTTAGCTGGTCTACTTCGAATCGTAGTTTTGCGTTAGCATCTAGTCCCTTCTGCTCAATTGGTAGTGTTACACTAAGCATTTGCCAATTAGCAGTAGCATTACCTACAACCGTTCCTCCCATTGAACTACTCTCTGAGAAGAACTTAACAGGCATAGGTACAATTGTATCGAGCCTAGTAAACTCTATATCAAAGAAAGATATACTACCATTTCTTCGAAGCCATACTATAAAGTGAGGCGTGTCTATTGTAGTGTTTATAGTAACGTCTCTAGTGAACTCTACCCATCTACCTATTTGGTTTTTATCAGTTATTTCCATGATAGGGACAGGGTTGACATCTACACCATTCGCATCTTTACCTTTGAGTTCTACTGCGGTACCTTCATCTATAGCTATGTCGCTGTTAACTCTGTAGAGGAAGCGGATTCTATATTTCTGACCTGCTACTAGTTTTGTTAGTCCACCTTCTGTAAGTATTTGTCTTAATCCTACATATCTATTCATATCCATACCGGAAGCTCTTAGTGTCGCTACATTACCATATACACTGTCCGTCTCGATTTTAACATTATCCCCTGTTGTTGAAGATGCGGTGAAGGGGCTTAATACTCCTGTAGCGAAGTCCCCGTTAACCATCGAGTTATTTGTTAACCGAACAGATTGAGAGTAAGTAACTGTGTCACCTACTTTAGCTGCACTTCTATTTACAATACTAGGGATGTTGTATCGAATACTCCCCCAGTTAATATTTGTCTGGGTTATTTTTGTTCCCATATACCGCTTCGAGAGTAACTGTACATTGTTTGGGTTATAACTCCACGGGTCATCGCTACCAGAATAGTCCTTTGTTTTTACCAGCAAGTTACGATTGTTTATGACTTTCTTTTCAATCGGAATCGCGTCTTCGTTCTTTCTGTTTGGTAGCCGAGAAAGTTTTGCTTTAACCCCTGCTGGTTTGAACTTTTCGATTTCACTTAGAACATCTAAAGGAACATTCTCTGTGAATCTAGCATCGATAACGGCTGTCGTGTAGTACTTACCTAGTAAGTGGTCTTCGCCGTTTAGTTTCGATTTATTCAAGATGAACACGTTCTTGTAAGGTTCATAAATCTCAACCTTCGTCGTCGGGTCATTTAAGTATTTCTTAATCGCATCTTCGATAGAAAGTACAGTACCTCTTTCGATAAGAATGAAATTAATAATTCTTTGTCTATATGTGTCATCGCTTTCATTATCCTTACGGAATACACCGAACTTATCTCCGAACTCATCTAGCCATTGTCCGGTAGCTGTTTCTAGTCGAGCATCTTTTTTGCTCTCTATAGCATCAGTAGCCACACTTTGTAACATATCATCTAAGGAAGCAAGGACAACATTATGGGGATTGCTGTCCTTTGTTAATCTTGTTTTCCATAGAGGATGTAAATATTTCATGAAGCCCATATTATTCCTCCTATACTAGTGTTACTTTAATTATACCAGCTCTCACGATTTCGTTACCTTTGACTACCTCATTAGCTGTAGGTTTTGTGTACTGTATATCGTATACAAGCTGCTTATCTACGCTCTTGATAACGTAAGATAAATCGTTTAGAATTAAGTTCTGAGATGTTTGCATATTGTTTAAGTAGCCTTCTATAGCAAACTTGATTCTATCTCGTAATGCATTTGTAATAGCTGGTTTGTTTGAGATGGTAATGGTTACTTCCACATCTACAGCTTTACGAGTTACTGGTCTTACTTCTACCGGGATTCCAGCAGGTTTAAATCGTGTAAGTGACGTTGCGATTGCTAGTTTAACAGAATCAGGTAGTTCCCCGTTCTTATCGTGAGCATACACGATTACGATACCAATCTTCTCATCTATGTATACACCGGATACTTCTGGTACTAATCTTGTACCATACTCCAAT